GCGATTACCAGTATCCTTTGATACAGCCGATTCTATTTTTTCAACTGGTTCGGTTTCAGGTTTTTCAGTAGATTCTGGTTTTTTATCTGTTAGATTTTTTGAACCAGGAGGAAGTGTAATTGATGAAGTTGAAGTAAAACAGCAAGGTAATGGAAATTTATCAGGATGTATTGGAGGTTCATCTATTTTACCTAAAAATCCTGGATATTTAGCAACCTTTGATTTTTCATCTCTTTTATTGGTTACAGGCCGTTTTAAAACTGTTTCACCTATTTTTGGTTTTTCTGGATTTTCCAAAATTGTACCACGACAAAATGGACATGAGTTAGCAGATTTAGGTTTTCCATCAAAACCGATCTTAGACTCAACATCTTTTTCTATTAATGGTAAATCATCGCGAACGCACCAATACTCGGTACAAATATAATTATTTATTTTTTTGGCATTTGAACCAGTCTGTGTAACAATAATGACAGGTGTTGTATCTATTTCTTTCATTAATTTATCAATGAGCACTTTCTCATCTTTTAATGTAGGGTCTTTTTCTGTGATACTTTTTCCATCCTTTGGCATAAACCCCATACGAAGCATTGTGATTTCCATGTCAGCAATTTGTTTGTTAGAAAGTTTCTCATCTTTTATGGCATTTTTACGTCCCATAACAGCTGTATTTACAGCAACATTATATGCTTTTTGTATTTCAGGTTTAAAAGGTAATTCTACCCATTTAACTCTATCACCATATAATTCTTTGGCTCGGTTATATGCCTCTTTTGTGAGAACATTCGGTTGTCTATTATTTGAATGCTGACATTTACGACCGTAATTATTTTTTGATTGTGATGGATAAACAAACAAATCATTATCAACACTTTTAAGTTTGTTTAAATACCATTCATTACGAATTGGCTCAACTGTTTCATCTGGTGCTAGAGCAGTTGGAACCGCAATATCTATCTTTTCCTCCTCTGCTGCTTCTTCTGCTTCTTCCGCTCCTTCAGCTTCTTCCTGTCCTTCTATCATATTTAAGAGTCCAAAATCAAATGCCTGATCCAGTTCCTCAGGTACTTCAGGCGCCGCCTCTTCAATAATCTTCTCAGTTTTAGAGACTGCCATGTTAGCATCGGCACTCTTTCCAACTTTGAGCGATTCTGCGTTTTCTGACAAAAATAAGGTCATTAGTGTAAGTATACGTTTCAAATCACGGCGTGATTCGCATCCCGTTATCAAAATACGGTACTTAGGATGTTCGTTGTAGATACGTATCGCTGCGCCAACATTGTACGCCGCCACGGTTGTATCTTCCTCAGTAGTTGGTGGATTTTTGGCACTACATTTGGCATCACGAATAGCGAGGTCTTTAATTCGCAAATCGTCCCCCTTTCCGCTTTTGTACGTAATCACGTATTCTGAGTGACGCTGAATCCAATCCTCCTCCGCTTGTGCCGCCTCCTCCAATGAAATACCAAACTCTTTGACCAACGCTTTGATATACGCACCTTTAGGAACCTCTACCTCGGTTTTTGAACCTCGGTTGAGATATAACAAAGTGAGATAATTCATAATAGGATTGGAATACTGTACATAATTACTTACTCCCTTGTATCGCAGAATAAGTGCCGCCTGTGGATTCTCGTCTTCAAACGGTGGGTCAATTGAGAAAAGTGGGGTAAATGTATCTACACGATTTACTAATTCAATCTTACCTGGTTTTCGGCCTCCTAAATGTGTTGTAAATTCGTACTCAGCCGTGAGGTCGCACAATTTTACGTTTGCGGGTTGAATATTCTCCCACGGTGTTCCTGCCAACATTTCAGTGAGGACTGAAAAAGCGGTTTTGACTGTTTTTGCCGAAACATTGGCGCCACGACGAGGGGAACCAATATACAACTCCGCACTACCGTCTTCGTAAATTTTCACCGTCCAGCAGACTCCCAACACTTTTGAATCTTCAATGGGACGCTTAATCAATATTACAGCCCCCATGTCGGTTGAAGGTTGGTCTGCCATCAAAATATCCAAAAGTTTCTCATTTGTAATGTACGGTTTACCGTCTTTTGCGGTTGCCACTTTAATAATTGAAGGGACGCGATCTTTGGCCGAAAAGAATCGTATAAATGGCTTAGATGAGGTTGGTATCATATCGTAAAATTTAAGTTCAAGAATAGATGAATTAAATTCGGTAGCAGGTGGTAAGATTGATTTGTAAATATAGAGTTTTTCTAATTCAATTGTTTCAGCTTTTTGAACGATATCACTCTTAATACCTGTTTCCAATCGGGATAAGCGAGTATCCATGTAGGTACGATATTCGGTTAAAGTTTCTAAATCGGCCGGTGTCATTCGTAACTTCGTAGGAATAGAACGCAGTTGTGGAAAATAGAGTTTAATAAATCCTTCAAACAGTGGTTCAGTTATGGGTTCATCGGCGTTGAGTAGAGATTCTAGCGTCCATACATGAACAGTAGGCTGGGTTGACTGAAGTGATAATAGAGTGTTTTCAATTGTGACACCGCTGTAGATTGTAGGATAGACCGGTTTCTTCGCATCATCTTCGTATAATCGTGGGTCTATTTTTCTCAGTACAGATGGGTCTTGAGGGTTTGGCAGACTCTGCTCTGCTAAAAATGGCCAACTGAACTCCAATGGTCTAAACTGATTAGGTGCGGTTTCTATCGCTATGAAGAGTTGATTAGGTGGGGCTGTTCCCATCATAACCGCAATATGCTGTTTGAGGCTAAATAACGTTTCAAACGGAAAGATTTGTGAGAATCTGCTATCATCTAATTTTACGATACGTGTCTCAGATAAATGAGAAAGTATCGTAATAGTCCTTGGTTCCAATGAAGGCAACCGGGACGGTTCTATTATGTCCATTGCTACTGTGGTTTGCGTTTTCAATTCTTAGGTCTAATCTTAATGTAGACCGTCATCCACAGTCTCTTTATACTTTGGTGAATCGGTTATATGAACTCCACAGTATTCAACCGGGTGAGCGGAGAAATTTGTGTATTCGTATACACCGGTCGCTTCCGCCTGTTCTAACAACCAGGCAAAATGGTTCCAAAATTCCGGTGTATGACCTATACTACTAGTGCCAACATGACTCATTTCGTGTAGAGCGACAAAAACGATAATATTCTCCTGTACGAGGCGCTCCTGCTCGTCGCGCTGTCTCAAGCACATAAAAATCTGCTCTCCCTTGTTGACCGAGTACGATGTGTATTGGGCGTCGGGTGTAGATTCACTAAATCGTTGTGCCGAGCAGTCAAAATTATCAATCATCTGCTTCACAAACTTTTTGTCGTAATATTTGTTCTTCAAATATTCACGAAGTTTGATTAAACGACCACGTACTCGTGCGAGTCGGTCCGCTGCGTCCTGTTTATCGGGCAGATTACGAACTAGATACATTTCGCCGTCAACATTCGATTTCGTAAGTGCCACAGGATACTTTGAATCTTTCATAGCGAGTCCAGCGTAACCGAGACCTACTACGCCGGCTACAAACGCCCACGGTAGAATAGAATCGTTCATATCCTTACTTTAAGAGGTACAAAATTGAGATTCTGTGTCTCCTGTGCTTCTAACAATAGGAAAATGGAGTATATGATTGTTCATGCTGATACGCCAGAAGGGCTGACTAAGAAAGTGACGGAGGCAATAACACAAAACTGGCGAGCATGTGGCGGTGTTGCCGTGGCTACCATAGCGACTAATGTTAACTCCAACGGACAGTATAGTAATGCTATTTCGTTTTATCAGGCAATGGTGCGCGAGGGTGGTCCGCCAGTAGTAATTTCTACGGCAGCGTTGACTGCGCTGTATACATAGTTTGAAATAGATGAACTTTGTCCAACTCTTTCAAATAATCTTTTTTATGTTTGTTTTTACGGGATTTAAGCGATTTCAAGTACACGACGGTTAACATCAGGTTCAATAGTACTGTTGAGCCATGGGCTGACGCTGACCTGTGGATTGGGTGGCTCGGAACGGAGATCCCAGCTGGCGTTACGGAGAGACTGACCGACTGTGTTAACACCGATGAGGGCGCCGGCGTTCAAGAAGTTCTTGCCAGCGATATCACCGGCACCCTGAGGGTTGACCTGAGCCCACTTGGAGTTAGGGTCATTAGGGAGGAGTTCCTGAGGAGCGAGCTGGTTCTTTGGGTAGCAGTTGGATGGTGTAGAAGCAGCGGCAAATGGCATTGGTGAAGGAGTATCCTGGAATCCTTCTTTCATCTGGTTCATACCTGGATTAGGTGGAGTGTCGGGACTGACGGTTGTGCCACGAGGAGTTGCGTTCTGGGGAGCATTCATTACACGGGCGAGGTCAACGGGTCCTGGGGTTGGGAAGGCGTTGGCTGGTGTGCCGGTCATGGACTGAGGACCAGTCATCATTGTGGTTGGGCCGGAGTTCTGGAATCCTTCACGATGCATTTGACGCTTACTCTTGAGGAGACCACCGAGTGTAGGGTCTAATACAAAAAATAAACCTAAAGCAACCAAAACGGCGAGACCAACGAGGAGTGGTGTGCGCGAAGACATTTTCTCTAATTCCCTTGTTTGTATTTTTTTTACGCCTCATCGTCGTCGGTCAACCAATCGCTAAATTGAGACTCATCATCGGACAATTCGTATTTTCCATAAAAGTTAGCCATCGCATCTAACGCTATTCGTCTCGCTTCGTCAGCGGTCCGGAAGAGTACCTTAACATGTTCTTTAGCATCCTCCTTCTCTTTTGCTATTAATGCCGGGCTACGAAGAGTCAAAGTTTTCGCATCAGTCGCCGCCTCAAGATCGGCCACCTCCTCAATCTCCTTTGCCGGAGTCTGCCAATCAAAGTCAATAACATCATTCTGGTCATCATTCTCCACAAACTTCACGGCAAACTTTGGTGAAATACTTGACCGGGTGATTAATATACCAATGAGTTCCAAGTTAACGATTGAATTACTATTTAAATTCTCTTTTGGCTCAAACAAAAATTCTTTTTGCGTGTAATCATTCCAGTGCGGGGTGTTTGTATGGTCGTAAATTATACCCCACTGTGGTGTAATACGTTCCAACGATTCATAAGTTGGCTTGTTTTTGAACAGTGTCTCCGTCTTAGTAAGTTCGTTTAACACTTTGACCTGAATATCCTTAAATTTAGGTTGTACGGCTGGGTCGGGATGAATCGTTAAAGACTTATTCATTCGTAATCGTACACCCAGACTTACAGGTTTCGCCATAGGTACATAAAAATAGGTATTATTACCGCTTGTACGTCGTTCCGGGATTCCAAACATTTGTTCTGTTTTGAACTGCGATGTACATTGAAAAATAGTTCCGCACCCCTACTCAACAATGAGTGCGGCGGCGCCCAGAGACAGAGACAGATATATGGAAGCAAGTGGTGATTTAGCAGAACATATCGGTGATAAGATACTAATTTTATTACGGTCTCCCGAAAATCAAGCACGTATTCAATCAATCTTAGACCCTATTATATCACATATTATCAATCGTATTTTTCCATATATACTGTTATCTGCTATACTATTTCTCATTTTGTTCATTTTAACCATCGGTACATTCTATATGGTTATGCGTACATCAGCAACCATGAGTTACACTACCAAAATATCGGACTGAAAGAGTTTCCTGAATTCTTCGGCATCCATATTTTTGAGTTG